CCAAGCGTTTTGACCCCATGTGCCTATTCCGTATTCATTGGCCATAATAGGTTATCTCCTATTATGCGTTGCCGATTCTTAGAATAGCTGCTGAAGTTGTGTAAGCTGGAAACTGAATTGTGAAAGTTCCAGAAGTTGCTGTTTTATCAGAACCAAAATCTAATACTGCAACAGCTGCATTTGCAACTGTAGCTGAAGTATTATAAATTAAAGCTCCTCTTGCAGTTAATGTTACACCTGTGAAAGATAGATCGTTAAAGTCTGTAATTGCAACACCGCTAGCAACAGAAGTTCCAACATTTACTAAATCTCCACCACCTGCAGTGTATTGACCAGAGTTAGAAACTTCTCCAGTTGCAGTGTAGGCAGTAGTTGCTGAATTTAAAGTTGCAGTAGAAACATACAGAGCTAATTTGAAAACATCTCCTCCAGAAGATTTAAAGTTGTGCTCACCTTCAATAAGTTCTTTTTTGAAAGAATTTGCAACCGCTTGTGTTATAGCCATATTTTATCTCCTTAATTTATTTTCCGAGTCGAGGAACACCTGATTGATATTCATCTCTTCGTCTTCTTCCCATTTGTTCTACTGAGAATCCTTCAAGAGCTTGCTTATATTTTCCTTCGTAGAATTGGATCATATCAGCTGGACCTTTTAAAAATCCATAAGCCTCGACGAGACATGCATACAAAAGACCATTAGGGAATTCAGAACTTAAGTATGTAGTTGTATTTGTACTCGATAATCCAGTAGGTTTCAAGATATAATTTATCTGCATATTATAATTTTGATCGGGTGTTGGAGCTATCACAATTGTGTTTTCATCCCAGTAACTGTAGTATTTTGGTAATCCTTGCGTTCCTTCTGGATTATACTCAGATATAAAATTTACATCCCTATACTCTAAAAAGCTTCTATTTGAGTTATCTGCACCACCTGTAGAGTTAGTGATTTGCGCGGATCTAATAACTAAAGTCTGATCATTAATTAATGGTGTATTTACATATCTTTGACCATTAACAATATCTGCTTGTGCATATTGTCTATTATTATCAGAATCAACATCTCTTAAAATTCTAAATTCAGCATCTGATAAAAAACCATTTACAATCGTAGCTGTAAATACATTTTCATCTACCTCTGTGTAATCTCTAATTTTTTGTACTAGTTCTGCGTATGTCATTATGGTGTTAATGTTACTGGACCAGCGGTCACAGTCATTCCTCCTGAGTCTCCTGTTAGCGTTGCATTACTTCCGCAGTTAAAACTATAACTATTTGTATTAATAACTGTTATACTAAATCCTGAAGCATTTTCAAACAAAGAAAAATTTAATCCACCTGGACTTCCATCTACATTTCTAAATACAACAATATCACCTGTAGATCTTTGATGATTAGGTTCTGTAACTGTTACAATACTTGACCCTGAAGTAAAATTAAATGGATTACTAGGTAATAAACTTTCTGTTTCAGGTTCAACTCTAGCAGGTCTTGCAAATTGTAAACCTTGTGGATCAGCAACTGTTGGTTTAGGTTCCAATTGTGGTTGCTTAGGTTCAAATTCTGAAACATGTACCCTTGAACCATTCCATTCAACAACCATTTCTTTATATGGAAAAGCCATACCTGATCGGTCTGAAATAAATTGTGCGTATTTTCCGTTTGATCTAGACATTTGGATAATAAGTTTTTGGAGTTATAAATGTACTAGATGAAGAACCATCTTCTTCAAGAGCTCTTTGTAATTCATCTTCATATAATAACTTCATTTGTTGAGTTAATTCTGGTTTAAATTTTTGTGATAAATAATATGAAAGTCCTGATACCATACAAGGTACAAATCTGTAAGGTACATCTGCATTATTTGTATAGTTCCCGGCATCCTGAATCCGGCTAACATAATAGTAATTTAAAAAGTTTCCGGCTTCAGTGGATCCTGGAGTTAGATATAAAGTCATTGTAACTTTATCAATAAATCTTTGTACAAAATATTGTGTTGGAGTTCCTTCTTGTGTTTTAGAAGATAAACCTTGATAAGTTGATCTATTAATTTTTGTTAAAGAAAAATCAACTCCAGAAGAATTTCTATAAACGGCTTCTAAAATATCATCTACACCATACACTGCTGTTGCATCTGATGTACCATCTGCAGCTGATCTATACATTGTATATTCTGCTTGACCATCAACTAATGTAATTGAATTATTTTTTACTTCCCAGAAATGTAAACCTCTATTGCCCCATTCTTGAAACATTATGTTTAAAGAACGTCTAGCTGTTTTTATATCATTACCTGAATAATCAAATCTACCTATACGTTCATAGGCTTCAGTGATTATATCATCGATATAAAAACCTGATTCAAAGGTTGTAGTTCCAGAAGTTGCCATTGAAACTCCTACTTATCTATTAATACAGTTGCTTTAGCACTTGTAATTGTACTGCAAGTCATTCCACTTTTAAATAAAATTCCATCTTCAGGCATGTTAAATGAAAAAACATCTCCTGGAGGAACATCTGCTGTGAATTGAGTTCCGTCAATATCTTGTAAAGTTATAGATCCAACAACTGTTGTACTATTAGCCGATAGAATAATTCCTCTTAATCTAGTTCTACCTGCAAATACTTGAGCTGCTGTTGTAATCTGTACTGCTTTTACGTCACCTTTAGCTGCCATAATTTTTCTCCTTAGTATTTTATGTGTGGGCCGAAGCCCACACTAATTAATTAACTTGATGTAACGTCTGTGCCGGTAATAACTTGTTTCCAAGTTGCTCCATCAGAAAATGCATAAGTAGCAGCTCCTGTGTAACCATTAGCAACATAGACCATTACGCCTGCATTACTTACAGCACTTAAAGTTGATCCAGCGTTTTGTCCGGTAGCAATAGTAAGTGTTGATGTGTCTGAAACAGTCCAAGCAACGTTACCACCTTGTGCAGTATCACTTGCTGTAGAGTTTGAATTTGCTCCACCAATGAAACCGTTAAGTGCAACGACTGGTCCTGTAAATGTAGTTTGTGCCATAGTGTATCCTCCTAGTTAATTCCACATAGTCTCTAGGCCGTCGACTATACGCGTCCATGTAGAATATAATTTATGTATAGTAGTTAATTTATATACTAGATTTTAATAGAGTGCAAGAGATCCCTAGGAATGATTAACGTTTCAGCGATGTAAAGTCCTAATTAACCAGCGTAAAGATGGATTTCACCATCTCTAGAATTACTGTGGACTTCCTCTTCTTGTCGTCTGATGATTGATCTAATAACTACTTTGATCTCATCACCAAGAACAGACATTTCAGGTGTTATTTGTCCTCTGTTTTCAAGAAACAACTCGTTCCATTTAGATTCGAGTTTCAGTTTCTTTGCGAACAGTACCATGTTGTCCTGAGCCATTTGTAACCTCCTCATAGGTTATATAAAAATCACTTCCAGCACCTTGGTACTGTAGATCATTTTTTTCCCATTTTATATCAGATTTTCCTAAAAAGTCAATAATGGGTTTATTTAGCTCGTCCGCATTATTTATCTCTTTTTCACTTTCAATTTCAAAACTAGTTTGAAGGTATTTTGTAAATATTTTTATTAAGTATTTATATTGAGTCATTTTTTCTTTCTATATTTTAAATGAGGCGGGATTGTGTCCCGCCTCAAACTTATTAAGTATTATGCACCTTCAACGCCGAAGATACCTCTATAGTCAGAAACTCCAAAAGAGTATCTTTCTCTAGCTTTGTATCTTACGTTGCCAGTATCAAAGTCACCTTCCATTGCAGTCTTGATAGACGCTCTGTCAAAGTACTTCATACCATTTGGCACGTCAGTGATAATGTAGAACGCATCTGGGTCAGTTAAGAAATTGTTCACTCTGTAACCTTGAGGAACCATTCCCATAGACGCAATTGCGTTAATATCATTATCAGCAGTTCCAACTCTACCTTGAGATTTCATCAATCTCTCAGCAGTAAATTGAAGCTCAGAAGGAACGATCATTTTCACTCCTCTAGCAGCAATTTTAAGACCTCTTTCGTCAGTCATTGCAGCAATGTCAATTAAAGACTGCTCCAATGAAGTTTCGTTAAGGTCGGCTTGAGTTGCTAAAGTGTTAGCAACTGTACCTGCGATTGTTGGGTGAGATGTGTTAAATAATGAAACACCATCACCTGAATCAAAAGCATCGTTAGTTGGTAGACCATTAATTAATGGAGCTACTGCTTTAACTTGTTTTGTGTTCGCCATAGATCTAGCAAGTGCTTTTGTATATCTACTAGCAAGTCTGTCATACAAGTTATCTTCAATCGCTTCTTCAGTGATTGAAAACGCTAAAGCTACAGTCTCGTGAGTGTATCTCGCAG